GCCTCGGCTACACCACAATGCAATCCAATCCTCGGCTACATTTCAATCCACCACAAATCACTCCACCTCTCGACTACACCACAAGTCACACCACCTCATCTCTCGGCTACACTTCATAACAGCCCACGCCTCGGCTACACTTCATTCCATTACAATCCATGTCACACCTCGACTACAGTACATCCCATCCCATGTCTCGGCTACATCACAATTCAAAACATCTCACGCCACCTCAGCTCTCGGCTACACATCAAGTCACGTCAAATCATTCCTCGGCTACTATGAATGTCATTTGTTGTGCTACTTCCTTATCGTTTTTATATTTTTTACTTTCTCCTTTTGGGTATGGTTGTACCTCATAATTCAAATCCTTATTTAATTGTTTCACTTCTTTCTTACTGCCTAAGAAATATATATACCTGTGTTTCTGTGGTCTTTCCACGTGTTCAAACCTATCAGGGTTTGATTGTCTTTCTTCTAGGTTATACATCTCTACAACAGATTTACTATGTGTGTTCTTTCCTATCTCTCTCCATTCATTACGTTGTGCCGATAGACCTGTGTATATAAAGTTAGTAGCTTGGTATATGATTCCATAATGACCCATGCTAGTATCTGCGTAACTAACTATAATGCTTGGCTTAGGCATAAACTTAAAAGTCTCAGCAATAAAATGACTTCCTAAGTCTTTGTCATGTTCATCTAGCATAGCTAATCTATTTAACTCATAAACATTATCTTTCCATTGTTCTCCACACACTCCCATACAAAGGCTTGGGCTTGGTGGTATACCATAGGTAATAACTCCTTGCATTACTCCATCTACAAAACATCCAAAGCTGTGAGTAATTTGTGGAACTCTTTTTGCGTAATGTTTATTTAATAACCAAGGAATTACAGACTCTCTTGGTACGGCTACAACAGTTGTATTATCTTTAAGTCCCATTTATTCACCATGTAAACTCTTGTGTTTCCCATCTATAATCATGTCCTCTTGGCTACAGTACAAATAGTCTCCAAACTCTTTACCTAGATTGTAATAATAATTATCTGATTCACTAGAGGGGCTTTCTAAAAAGTAATCTATAACACCTTGTTTAAAATCTTGAAGATTTTTATGAAATGCTTTTTCATGTTCTATATATTCTTTATTCATTTAGTTCTCCTATATTATCCATGGTTTAATTATCAATCCCATCTATACGCATGTCACTTTGAGTACAGTACAAAAAATCTGCAAAATTTACACCACCTTCGTAATGCTCATCAACTGTACAACGTTCTTCAGAGTACTCTAATCTTTTATCTCCTTTAAAATAATCTGTAACACCTTGTTGAAAAGATACGATAGCTTCATTTATTTCTTCTTTACATTGGTCAAATTCATCTCCTAAATCTACACCTTTCCAATAATCTCTATCTCCATCACTCATTTAATTCTCCTATCCTGTGAATAATATTGTATTTATATTAGCTAACATATGAGTCGGACATCTAACTTTTCTATCTGTATCTACGAATACATTATTAACGTCTCGTGCCTCTCCACACTCTACACAAGGGTAGTAATCAGGCAGTAACTCAGACTCACTTAGCCTGTCCCATTGATTAAAGTTATCTGCCACGTTATCTCCTTTCTTTTTTTGCTTCTTCTACACCTTCACTAGCACGTTCTATATAAGCGTTTAGAAAAGCTACCATAGTTTTGTCTGTTACTGGTACGTTGCCATTTTCTAAGTATTTTTTTATAACCCAAACACATGAGTCTTTCATGTCACTTTTTAACGCTAATTCCAAACCTTTATTATTTATTAAGGTTAAAAGATGCTTATAAAGTTTTAGTCTGTCAGTAGTATCATCTATGTAATGGGTTAAATGTACATCATCTGCTAATTTCATTGCTCCATGTTCTGCTAACATTTCTTGGGTATCTTTTGATGTTGTCATATTATTCTGCTCTCCTTTCAAATTCTTCTCGAATTTCTTTTAGTGTTGGTTCTCTCTTAAACTGCTCATACAAGTATTCATAAATATCTTCATATGCTTCGTCATTTACTGAATGGCTCATGCTATCTCCTTTCACATTCACTACATTTCATACCTACTTCTAGCATTTTTAGTATTGTGTGTTCATCTGTAAAACATTCAAGTAACAAAGTAACGTTGCATACTTTGCAAGATGTTAATTTTGTAATTACTTTACTACCTACTTCAATTTTACTCATGCTATCTCCTTATGATTCTTTTGATAAATTTATATATCTTTATAATTGGTAATGACTCATAGTAATCTATTTGTTTTTGTTTCTTTTGCAGTTGATGGTCGTATTCTTTTTTGATTTCTGAATTACGAGCCATCAACTTTTGAACTACATCTAAATCCAAACTATTCTCCTTTGTTCTTTATTGTGTCTTGAATAGATGGGGGTTCATTACCTTGTTCTTTTCTAGTTTGATAGGCTCTCTTTGCACCTACACTTTTAGATTGTTTTATTATGGTTTCAGAACATCTGGTTATTGCTCGTACAACTTGGTCAGGTAGTACAATTCTGTGACCTTCATTGTTTCGGTCAACCCATGCCATGTGTAGTTTGTACTTTCCATCTATCCTTTCCATGACTCCATTGTATGTGGTGTAATCATACATACTGGAATCATCAAACATATCATTGACTGGTCTTCCATCATCAGCCCTACTATTGCCACCTAAATCTTCAACAGAAATATTAAATACTGTTTTGAAATGGTCATCTCCTAACGTTTTTCTTCTACTCATAAGTTTCTCCTATCGCTTATTTGTGTACACATTATAGCATACATTGTTTAATTCTGCAACTACTATATTATATTACTCCTGTAAAAACTTATTTGTTAATTTATTGGATAAAATTCTATTTCCAGTCCAACTAGTTTCTGTAACCTTATTGACTATCTTTTCTGTAAGTATTTTGATGTAATACAGTAGCCAAGATTGTTGGTAGGGTTCAAGTTCATTTAAACATTCCCAGTCTTCAACATAATCTAAATTGTCTGCGTCATATGAAAAGCCATCTGTAAAATCTGTTAATGAAACGGCAGAAATTAATTTAAAATTTTCATCTAAGAAAAATGTTCTTCCCATGCTTTCTGATTCTTCAAAAATAGGATAATAAGTAATTCCTGATTTTTTATTTGTGATAGTTTTTATCATACTATCTCCTTGTATGTTTAATTTCTTTTGTGGTGGCTCTATCAGGTCGATAGAGCCACGTATATAGTTAACTAGGGTCAATGTACTCAACTGCTTCTGTCGCTTTCTTAAATGCTTTATAGAACATTTTAGGGTCATTCTTTAATGATTGTATCCATCCTAATAAATAAGCTACCGAATTTTCTTGAGTATCTTCAATGCCTATACGATTACATAACATGGTTGCTGTGAATTCGGCTCTTAACTCCTCAAATGCGTACTTTGCATTTCCAAATTGGTGACCAGTTTTTTCAGGTAAGTTAAGCCTAGTTGCATGGGCTGTTGAATGTCCCAACTCATGGAATACTGTACTCCAGTATTCATTATTACTTTTGTAATATTCAGGCTTTACCAGTACTACAGTATCTTCAGAGGGTGAGTAAAAATTTCTATCACCTTCAGACATATTAACAGTTGGTCTGTTAGGCATATTGTCAAATATGGCTTGTGCTTTTTCATTAGGTTTTACTTCAGGATTTTTAATAGCTATCGTTTTTAATTCTGATAAATCTACACCTTCAATATCAGCTTCATTAAATACTGAATGATATTTTATAAAGGATGTAGTCTTTACTAATTCTTTAGGTAATTTTTCAGCTTCTTTATCTGTTAATTTTTCACCAGTTTCTACGTGCTTATGGATAAATTTATAGAAAAATACTGGGTATGATTTTGCACCTTTGCGAACTTTACCATTTAAATGATTTGTTACCATTTTCCAAGTTGCAAATCGTGGTGAAGTATGTCCTCTTAAACTTGCTAATAATCCCAACATTGTTACATTAATACCTCTATAGTCATTAGTATTGACTGTTCCATTTTCTAATATACCTTGTATACTTTGTGGTATTAAATGATTACCTTCCCAACCTTTAAACCATTTGGGAAGTGGTGTTCCATATAATTTATGTTGTTCTAATGCGTATTCAAGTAATGGTAACAAATCCTCTCCTAACCTTTCATCATACTTTTTAGGCTCTTTAAATACTTTCTTATATTTTGTTTTTGTACTCATGTACAGCTCCTTTTTTTTGTCTGTTGCTATGACAACAGTCTAATTGTGCTTACCTACAGCTAGATATTAAGTGTCTAGCTGTAACGCTCATAGCTTAAAAGCCTTCTTTTATGTATGCACAACCCCAATTACCGTATCTCCATATAGCTAAAAGTGGACATGGTGTATCTTGTGAACAGTCAGCTTTATGGAATTGAATTCCAAAGACAAAACTATATTCTATTCCACATTCTTTACACATATTAATTATTCTCCTTTTTTATTTTTTTAATATATAATACTTCTTCAACTGCTCGTAATTGGTAATATATTTCCCTATCTGTTCCATTGCATGAAATCTTATGACTACCATTATTAGATACAATTTTTGTACCGTAGGCGTTTCTTTCAATATCCCAATTCAAATCATATTCTTCATTTAAAAATTCAACTTTAGAGTCTACTTGTTTTTTTGTTATCCTTTCCATGTTTTTATCCTTTGAGCCTTTTGAAATCTTGCTCAGGATTATTTATTTATTTGTCTAGTGTTTCTATTAACATATCTATCCAAAATTTAGGTATTTCATGTTTACCACAATCTAAAAGATATTTAATATTGCTATTTTTCTTTTCTGTTACTTCTAAAAAGTGTTTGATAATTTCTGATGTTGTCATCTCTTCGCCTTTGTAAAACATCCTATGACCGTTTGTTGTAGTCAATACAATTGGCTTCTCGTTTTGTATGGTGTTTGTGTTCTCCATGTTTTTATCCTTTGAACAGTTTTGAATCTTGTTCAGGATTAATTAATTAATTTATATATTAAAAATGAGCTTCATTTTTATCATTTCGGTTTGAATTTCTGAGTTACTCATTCCCATGTCGTACTTCAGGTAATCACCTATTAAAACCCTTGTTTCTTCCTGACACATATAACAATCACAATTTTTTAATAATGGTTTCCTGTCAATATCCTGATTCATATATGCTTCATACTGTTTTTGGTTATGGTCTTCATTCATATTAATTATTTTCCTTTTGTATTTTTTGTTCTAAATATTTAATAATTATTTTTAATTCTGCGGTTTCTTTATAAACTTCATCAAACATAGAGCTCAAACTATTAAAGGATTCTGTGTCATCTTCAATCCTTTTATCTCGTACTTTAATCATATGTTCTAATGATTTTATTTTTGATTCTATTTTTAATTCTTCCTTAGATTTAGTCATATTAATTATTTCCTTTTAAGAATTCTGTAATTGCTACATATTCTGCTTCTGTACTTTCATTAAATTCTTTTGTATCTGCTTGTTCTAAAATTTCTGAGATTTTCATTGTATTTATCCTTTATGATTTTTGAACACTTAAAATAATCACCAATTAAAGGCGTGTTCTTAATCCTTTAATGGTGAACGGTTGACCCAAAATTGAGAACCTAATATTCAATTGAACGTTATTTTTCTATAAGCATTTCCTTATTATTACTTTTCTATTTTTGTTATTGTTAATTCTCGCATTTTGTCGGCGTCTGTTTTGAACACCTTGTTTAGCTCTGTTTGTCATTTCCGCTAATACTGTCGAACCTACAGAAAATGCGTCATATTTCTGATATGTACGATTCGTGAGAACACTTCCAGTGTCTCTGGAATATTCCCATCCGTCCTTATCAGTCGCATTTTTTAACTTACCATTATTAATAAGGTAATCACGAGCAGTCCATTTGTGACCCGTTTCGAGTTCAAGATTTTTTTTGTCTTGCCTCTGAAACTTGTCTAATTTGATAGCCATTTGATTAATTCCTCGTGTTTAGTGTTTCTGTATAGGTATATTGTAATTTATATCAACACTAATATCAATAGAAATAGCTACCAATATTGATTATTTCTACACTGTTTTTTTTTAGAATAGCTTATATGTTCTATAAATAGAAAAATGGCTATTTGAAAATATGGACGTAGAGACACACAGAATAAAAAATTAAACAGCAAAATATATTAAATAGCTTGCGTTCCTGTTCTGACCTTGTAGCCATAAGGATTAACACGTTTTTAAACAGTACAGAAAATGACCATATTTCATACAGGCGTTTATATTGAATTAAGGTACTATCAGTCATAAATGAATTTTAAATCGCTATTTCAAAATTGGCTAAACAGTACAAAACCTTGAAACCTTAGAATATAAAAATTGACCTGATGCACCTTATTTTATTTATCAGTTATAAAATTCCATGACACTAGAATAAAAAGACAAACATAGCTTTTTGAAGATTCTCAGATTCTATTGATTCGAGAATCTGAAAAAATCCAAAATCTCAGAAACTACTCAACAAATTCTCACGAGAATGATTCTCAGAAAAAAAATAATCCTAGGGGCAAGAGACGACTGACAGTAGCGTACTCGCTATCTGGCGGGTGTGGCTTGTATTATGGGGGGTGGTATTGGTCTATACCTGTATATATTTAATTTCTATAAAAGAGCAGGGTGGGATAGTTTTTAGGGTTTAGATTCTGGGTACTGTATATTTTAAAAAATACAAAAAGAGAAGAATAGTATAGTAACTAGTTACTAGTATCTTAGTAGCTATTCTATTCTATTCTTTTTTATTAACTTTATTAATTTTAGTTACTAGTTCCTGGGAGATAAATTATACAAATTACAGATTAATACTGTCAAGGGAAGAATAATTCCTGAAAAAATAAACCCCCATAAGTTGGAAGCTATCCTTATGGAGGTTTAAGAGGGAATCAAAAAGTTGATAGGAGATAACTAATGATTCGAGGTTATTGTATCACAGAGTGTAAAGGGTGGTGGAAAGACACAGATTAGTCTAGGGCAACGTACTGAACGGAATGGTCAATGGTGGTGAGGCAAAGCACCACGCCCTAGTTTCCGTTTCCACCTCGTTTATGCTAACATGATTTTTATGGTTAAGATAAGAGGTTGTAGTAAGTGTTTGGGGGCAACTATGCTTACGGATGATGGGTATAAATGTATTATTTGTGGTTATACTGATTATTCAACTGCTCCACCTTACAAGATAAAAAGAAAAAAATCTAATGATGGTATTGAAGTAGATACGATTGTTGTTCGTAAGAAAGGTAAAAAGAGTTTACAAGACAGTAAATTAGTCTATGTTATGACTTTTACTAACGGATATGGCAATATTGCTCTGAGATATGAGATGAGATGTCCATATGATGGTTGTGGAGAACGCTGTCAGTCTAGTAAATACCCAAATTTAGGTAAATATAAGTACAAATGTAGTAACAAACACATATGGTATCTTATAATGGAGGACAACGAACCAAGTTATTGGCAGTAATTGGAGTTATTTATGGCAAAGAAACGTACCTATAAGTCTGCAGCATGGACTAGAAAGGCTGGTCAGAACCCCAAAGGTGGACTTAATAAGAAAGGTAGAGCATCTTATAAGAAACAAACTGGTGGTACGTTAAAAGCTCCTGTCAAATCAGGGGATAATCCACGCAGAGCTTCTTTCCTAGCTAGGATGGGGGCTTCTAAAGGACCAGATAAAGACTCTAAAGGTAAACCAACACGTAAACTTTTGTCTCTACGTGCATGGGGTGCAAGTTCTTCTGCTGATGCAAGAAGTAAAGCTCGTGCTATCAGTGCCAGAAACAAAGCTAAGAAGTCTAAAGGTAAAAAATAATGGCTAAAAGAAAATCTAAAAAAGGTCTTTATGAAAATATCCACGCTAAACGCAAAAGAATTAAAGCAGGTTCTGGCGAAAAGATGAGAAAGGTTGGACAAAAAGGTAGACCTACAGCTAAAGCATTTAAAAAATCGGCTAAAACAGCCAAAGGAAAAAGATAATGCCTAAAGGAAAAGGTACATACGGCTCAAAAAGAGGGCGACCACCTAAAAAAAATAAAAAGAAAACTATGAGAAGGTAATTATGGCTAGTAACGCTGTCCCTGATATGCCAGGTAATAATCCTGAAGCAATTAAAGCTAGACAAGATTTATTTTTATCAGCGTTTGAAGAGTACGGAACTATTGCTCGTGCCTGTGAAGAAACAGGTATAGGTAGAAGTACGTATAAACGTTGGAAACGAGATGATAAATTTGATTTTATTAGTAGATTTAATGACGTTAAAGAAAACTTTGCCGAAGATATAGAACTCACACTGTTTCAAAGAGCTAAAGACCCTAAGTCTAACCCAGTTATTCTAATATTTGCACTCAAAGGTCTACTACCTGATAAGTATAAAGACAACGCACAGGTAAATGACGAGACTGCTAAAGATATTATGAAAGAACTTAAGACTAAATTTAGAGGTATTAAGTTTGATGAAAGCGAAAGTGCTGATACTAAAACAGCACAACAACAAGCAGAAGATATATTAAGAGGCAAAAGTGGAGAACAATAACAGCAACGCATCTGTTAATGAACTAGCTGATTTTATTTATGACAAAGTAGATTTTGCTCCAACTGATTTACAAAAACCAATACTGAAGTCTAGGAAAAGATTTATCTTGGTAGCTGGTGGTGAACAAGCTGGTAAATCTATGGTAGCTTCTAAATATCTGCTAGGTAGATTCCTAGAAACAGAAGGACAAGGTCTGTTCTGGCTAGTTGCTGCCGACTACGAACGTACCAGAGCTGAGTTTGAATACCTAGTACAAGACTTTGCTACCCTAGGACTACTAAAAGAATCAACTAAAAGAGTAGACCCAGGTAGAATTGTACTGGCAGACGGCACAAGAATAGAAACAAAGTCTGCTAAAGACCCAAGAACACTAGCTATGAGAGCACCTAATGGCATCATTGGTTGCGAAGCATCACAGCTAGACCTAGAAACTTTCCACAGATTGCGTGGTAGATGTGCTCCAAAGAAAGGTTGGATGTTCTTAGCAGGTACTTTTGAAGGCTCATTAGGTTGGTATCCACAAATGTACCAGTCATGGCAACACTCAGCATCAATAGACGAACAAGCGTTCTCGTTACCTAGCTACTCTAACCAGTATCTGTACCCAGGTGGCAGACAAGACCCAGAAATACTGGCACTAGAACGAGCTAGTTCAGATGATTTCTTCCTAGAAAGAATAGAAGGTATACCTAGCCCACCACAAGGACTGGTATTTAATGAACTGAGAGCTGACATTCATGTACGTGACGTAGAGTACGAACCAGATATACCTGTACATATATGGATAGACCCAGGTTACTCAGAAGCATACGCCTGTGAAATAGTACAGATAGTTAATGACCAAGTAAGAGTGATAGACGAAATCTATGAAAGGAATCTGGTTACAGATGAAATTATAGATATAGCACAATCAAGACCTTGGTGGAGAGATGCACAGTTCGGAGTTATTGATATTGCAGGTTATCAACACCAAGCTATGGCTGCACCCGCAGAAGTATGGTTAGAACGAACAGGTATCTATTTTGACTCAGAAAAGATTAGAATTAACGAAGGAACTGAAAGATTAAAGTCATTTTTAAAGACTGACCCAGTATCTAAAACAGAACCTATGATAGTATTTAACCCAAAGTGCAAAGGAATATTATCAGAGTTTGGCGTTAAACCTAATCCGTTTGACGGACAGACTCGTGCGTATAGATGGAAGATGGACAGAGATGGTAATATTGTGGGACAAACACCTGAAGATAGATACAATCATGGTGTTAAAGCAGTAATTTACGGATTAATTAATCGTTATGGGTATGGTTATATTACCGATAATAAGACTATAAAGGTTAGGCAGTGGTAAATGGCTAATTACAAACCAGAGGAAATTATATCGCTAGTAGATAATCATTACGACTTAACAGAACCTATGCGTACACGCATGGATGATGACTACGATTTATATAGATTAGAAGAATTTGACGCAGGTGAAGGCTACCAGTCTTACACCTCAAACGAACCTATGGTATACGCAGACAAACTTATTTCGTGGCTAACCTCTGCTGAAATGGTAGTACGTGTACCTTACAATAACTCAGACAGAGAACAGCGTGAAAACAATGACGCTAAAGAAAAGTTCTTAATTGGCATTTTAAAATCTGCTGATGAAAGACTAACTAACAGATTACAACCTACAGTAAGAAAACAACTATCTTGGTACATCACACTACGTGGTTGGTACTCAGGTAGAGCCTTACTGGTTAAAAATAAAAACGGAGACACATATGTCGATATTCAACCTTGGGACCCGCTCCATACTTATTGGGGTGAGGGTGCTGATGGCTTGTCGTGGGCTTGTTATAAATCTAAAAAATCTCCTTCGGAAATTAAATTAACTTACGGAAAGAACTTAGGTTCAGTTGATGATACAGATGAACCTATTGATGTCTATGATTTTTATGACAAAGAAGACAACATTGTTTGTACTGACACAACTGTTTTAAAGAAAAGAACTAAACATGGAGCTGATGAAGTCCCAGTATTTCTTGGACCAGTAGGCTCAACACCCATGATTCAAGCTATAACAGATACTAGAAACCAAGATACCATAGAGGATTTTGGTGAATCATGCTACAAATCAACCAGAGACTTATTTGAAAAACATAATTTTATGATGAGTGTTATGTTAGAACTTGTAGCTCGTTCACGAAGACAAGGACTAAAAGTTAAGTCTCGTGACGGAACTAAAACACTGGAAGAAGACCCATACAAAGAAGGCTCAGAGATTGCTCTTGGTCAGGGAGAAGACGTTGAACCTCTAGGACTATTAGAGATGGCTAGAGAGTCAGGCGTATTCATGGGACTTGTATCTGGTGAAATGCAGAGAGGTGGATTACCACACTCTATTTATGGACAATTAGAATTTCAATTATCAGGGTTTGCAATAAACACACTAAGACAAGGTGTTGAGTCACAACTTGCACCTAGACTACAGTCACTTGAACGTGCGTATATGTGTATAGCTAAAATGATTACAGACCAGTATCTTACTGGTGCGTTTAAAGCTGTTGAAGTTAGTGGTAAAGACAGGAACAGAATGTATTTCTCTGAAGAAATAACTGTCGATATTATTAAGAACGCAGGTGACCCTGAAATAGAATTTATCGGTCAGTTGCCACAAGACGATATGACAAAGATGTCAATGGCACAGATGGCACGAGAAGGACAAACGCCACTCTTGTCAGATACATTTATACGTGACCATGTACTTGGTTTGCAGTCTGCTGACCAGATGGATGACGCAATTAACGCACAGATAGCAGAAAGAACTTTACCTGAAGCTACACTGTGGACAATGTTACAGGCAGCACAGAGACAAGGCAGAGATGATTTAGCTAAGTTCTATCAAGGTGAACTTGAAAGATTGTTCTTAGTTAAAGGAATGGAACAGGCACAGATGATGCAACAGGCTGGAGCAATGGCTCAAGGCGTAGCTCCACCACAACCACAAGGTGGTCCACCACCACCACAAGGAATGGGTGGTCCAACTGCTTCCCCTCAAGTAATGCCTGATGCTATGATGGGTGTACCACCTGTAGCCCCAACTGCTCCTGTAGGTCCATCAGTTCCACCCGGAACTCCTAGACCCGGAGCTCAAAGTGCAGTTACAAGATTAGAACAAGAAGGATTGATACCACCAGAGGAAGGTGTATAAATGGGTTATTTTGATGACTTTGTAGATATGGGTGACACTCAACCAGTTAAAGTTGATGACCTTCCTGAGTTATATGCTTCAATAAGTGCTCTTGCTGGTTTGCCACCAGATATTGCAGGTAACGCTATAACAAGTGCTTTAAAGGGAGAAAAGGAACAAAATACTGCTACTACACCTATGACTAGTGCATTAGCTAATCTTCAACCAGGAACAAGGTTAGCTGATTTAACTGGTGATGAAGGCTTTGCTATTAGAAGTTTATTAGCTAGAAATACACCTAACTTTGATGTTTTTACAAGAGTAGGTGAAAATATTGACCCAACAACAAATCAACTACCCCCATTTGATTTAGACCCTGTTAGAGAAAGAACTCCATTTTTAGATACTGGTCCTGAATATACTGGTGGTGTTTTGCCACCTTCTCAATTAGCACCTGATGGTACTAATAGATTTAGTGCTATACCTAATGTTTTATCTAATTTAGATTTTGGTATAGGTGGTAGTGGTAGATTTCTTTACCCAACTGTTGGTATAGATGATAGTTTTACTGCAGATTTACCTTTTACGCAAACAACTACAAGATTTAGACCAGCACAAACAGGAGAGCAAGGAGCTGTTATAGGTCCTGGTGGAGTACCTGGTTTTTATGAAGATGTTGTGTCATTTACTGCTCCAGCTACAGCTCAGCCGTTTCCTTTTACTTCAGAATTCGCACCTGGCGAATTTGGTTTAGGTGACCCAATGGGTATAGCTGCAGAAAATGTAAATATAGGACTATTAGATTTAGCAAGTCCAGAAGTTCAAAGAATGTCAGATGCACAAAAAGCACAACGTTTGCAAGCTAAAAGGGGTTATTTAGGTGGGGCAATGCAATTTGGAGATAGTATTGCTAGTCCTACAACAACTCAACTTCCTATAGAATTTATACAAAATCCAACAGCACGAGGAATAGTTACTACTCCTGATACAACTACTTCTGTTGCACCTGTTGATGATGGAACATTACGAACTAGAACTAGAGTAACACCTGATGTTGATAAACCTAAACCAGATGATGAAGATTCTGATAAACCTAAACCAGTTGATGATGATACTGGAGCAGAAGACATAGTTCAAAATGGTGGTGCTCCTCCATTCCCACCTCGTTCAGAAGCTACACGAGGAGACTATTACGTATTTAATAATACGGCTTATATTTATCATCCATATTATCAACAAAATGGAGGATGGTATCGTGTAGGACAAACGGCAGAAACGTCTGCTGACGGAAGAAAAACACCATCAGATATTGATGATAGTGAAACAAGAGAACTGATGCGTACATGGGATTCTGCATTAGACCAAGCTATTAATAACAACCAAATGGACGCTGAAGGTAATAAATTATTTTCTACTCAACAACCATCAGCTCCAGAATCTCCACCAACATTCTTTCCTCGCAGACCATATGTTAATTATGGTACACCAACAAATCTTAGAACAGCTACAGACCAATTTGGACAGCCAGTAGTACAAGCTACAGGACAACCAATGCAAGAAGTTATGAGAGCTCCTACTACATATGGAGAAGTGTTGGGTGGTACTCCAATGCAACCAATGACTACAACAGGTGGATTTTATGATGACCTATACCAACAGTCATTAAAGCCAGTAGATGCTTTTAAAGCATATCAGTTATCTCAATTCCCTGGTGCTTCTTTAGGTAGTAGATTGGCTGCACAAGATGCGTTAGGTACAGGATTTGACCCAGCGTTTGGTAGATTCTTACTTGGTAGTGCGTCAGGCAGAATAGCTCCACAGGAAGGAGCAGATGCTAGTAGTGGATTTGGTGGATATTTAAGAAATAGACAACGAGCAGACTTGTCACAAGTTAGACAGGAGTTTGCTAATCTTGGAGCTGCATTACGAGGATACACTCCTGGTGGTACTCTTGACCCAAGATTTGCTTCATACTATGAAACATTTGGTGACCCATCTGACCCATCAACTTTAAGAAATAGTGTTTTAAGAGCAGCACAAGCTGCACTTGGTACACGAGAAAGAACTGGTGCATTAGGAAATATTTATGATGTTATGCAACAGCAATATGGAACAGGAGCAGGTTCAAGGTTTGCAGACTTTGTTGGGGGAGCTTTTAGCCAACAACCAATGATGCAATCGTTTTCACCAACTGCATCTATAAATGCTTTGTCTACAATGGCTAAACAACAACCTGTAGGTGGAGTACCAAATACTTTGTTTGGTGGAACAATGGGATATTAAGGAGTTAATATGGCTAACTACAATACATTTGATGACTTTTATGAAACAATGCTTGAGGCAGAACCTCAAACAGCTTACATGGGTGCAGTTGGTAGTCAGACGTTTGGTCGTTCATTACCAGACCCTACACTAGATAGAGCACGAGCAGGATTTAGAAATCAGTTTAGTGATGTATATAATCAATATCTTGGTCAACGAGGTAGGGAATTATCTAGTAGAACAGACCCATCTAAATTAACTACGTTTTCTAGTTTCTTAGAAAAATATCCATTTACACAAAGATACTCAGACATGACTCCTTATCAAAGAGGTACATCTAGGAGTAGGTTTAATCCGAGTACAAGGTTTATCTTTTACTAATGCCACACATACCAGGACATGAATATTCTCCTCAAAGGAGGTTGTCTTATGGTCGCACATCTCAACCAGTAACACCACCAGTACAACCAGTAGCACCACCTGTTCAACCACAACCTGTAGAACAGGACAGAGGATTTTTGTCTGATATTTGGAATGAATATTTACAGCCCGGTTTAGAAACAGCTGTACAACTACCTGGTGTAAAACAAACATTACAAGGACTAGAAGCAGTACAACAAAGAGCTGTTGTTCCTACAGTTAGTAGATTTATAGAACCATTACCAATTAGATTTGAAGAAACGCCTGGTGCTCCTGAAGTTCCATGGTATGACATAGCTGGTCAATTTGGTAGAGGAAATGTTAATTTAAATTTTGACCAATACATTACTCCAGAGGGTAGATTTTCTCCATCAGCGTTAGCTGACCAACTTCTTAGTGCTAATCCTTTAAATGTTGGATTAGAAGTAATAGGAGAAAACTTAAATAGAGACTTTGACATATTTAAACCAGAAACAAGAAGAAGTCAAAATGTTCAAGAAGAAGTTCGTAAACAAGAAGAATTAACAGGTTCGCCTGTTACTCAACGTGAACGTAGACAAATAGAAGAAGACTTATATAAATTACCACCATATACACGAGGTCTAGCTGAAGAAGCTCCTTGGTTATTCTTACCACCTGCTAGAGTAGCTAGAGCTTCTGCACAAGCAACAATAAAAGGAATTGATTCTGCTAGTAAATTAGGTAGAGCTGCTCCAACAGCTAAAGCAGCTTTACAGGCAACACGAGTAGCTTTAAAACCAGTTGAATTAATAGAAGAAGGATTAACTAAAGTTATTGAAGCTCCTTTTAGAGTTGTAGGTAGAGGAGCTCAAGGTGTTAATAGAGTAATTAATAAAAACCAGTTAAACAATTTAACTCAAAGAGGGTTAGTTCATGGAGATAATATTTTAAGAGATAAAAGTTATGTTGCTGAAACTGGTGAAACATTAGATTGGGGAAGAAAATTACATGAACTTAATGATACCTTTCTAAGAAAAACAGGTGTGCAAAATAGATATATATCAGAATCACGAGTAGTTGATAATAAAAGGGATGTATATTTAAAAATTAATGATGATGCTATTATTCCTGATAGAATACGTATTAGAACTAATGAAGAAATGGCTTCTATAAGACCAACTCCTTTTCTATCTACTAGAAGACGACAATTATTAACAGAAGCATTAGACCAACCTACGACCAAAGAAGAATTGTTTGCGTTTAATTTTAGAAAACCTGCTGATATGACTGTTCAATCGTATCAACAAAGACTTGCTCAATCTCCTGTTGGTAACAGAGTAGCACCAGTTATTAAGGCTTTTAATAGTTCTAGGGCAAAACAATCATTAGATAGAATGGGAACTAAAGCAGAAGATGTTATTACTAAACGTATTAAAGATAGATTTCCTAATATAGGTAATGCAGATTGGTATGTAAAATTTGAAAGAATAGTACTTGATGGTACAGCTCCAATACGAATTGTTATTGATGCTGCTGCTAAAGCTGCTGAAGCACGAGGGGTAAACCCAGCTAGAGTATTAGAATTAGGTAAAGAACTTGCAACTTTACCTTCGCAAATTACTAACAGTATAAATAAAGCAACAACTAGAGCAACTAATCGAATAACAAATTTTTATAGAGATTCTCTTGAACCTGCAATAGATATTGGTGTTAATGCTAATGATATTGATAATTTAGCTAGAGCTCAAAGATATCTTGAAGTATTAGCTAGTAACCCAAAAAGAGAAATTCCTTTATTTGGTTTTACAAATAAAAAACCTGTTGTAGTTACTAGAGCTCAACTAGATAGTATGGTTGATTTAAAAAATGGTAGCACTCTTGATGGCGTTCCGTATAAAGACATATATAGCGATAAACAAATGCAAGCTCTTTCTGATTCTGTTGAAGGGTTACAAAATGTTCATAGAGAAATTCGTCAAGATTTATTTAACGAAGGAATTATTGACCAAGCTACTTTTAATAAACTATCTGAATATAATTTTTATGCTCCTATTGATTACGTTGATGCTTTAGATACAGGCAAACTTAGAAAAACAAGAAAAAATAAAAATGTTGTTGATGATGGTATTGATGAATTAACAGATAATATTCAAAAAGATAATGTTATGGATTCTTTGATTGGAGGAAATTTATTTTCAAGTATTGCAAGAAATGAAATTAGAATCCAAAACAATAAAGTTACTAGAAAACTAGCTAGTTTATTAAAAAAAGAATTAGGCTTAGTTGATGTATCAAAAGATTTTGTTTCTAAAAATGGAAAGTTACAAGCTGTTCCGTATAGTGATAAATTACAAAGTGGTTATTTGTCTTATTATGAAAATGGACAACGTATAGTTTTAGGTGGCAGAAACAGTAAAAGATTTGGTCAAGGTACTGATGAATTTGGTAATAAAATTGTAAAAGATACTCATGAACCAATACCTAAAGAAATATGGCAATCTATTAATGGAAGAAATGGACTTGCATTAAAAGGTGAACGAGAAATGAACAATGTATTAGCTATGTCTAATGGTTGGTTTAGGTCTATGTTTACAACATACAACCCATTGTTCTGGGTTCGTAATATGTTAATAGATGCTACAACTGCTGGCATTAAAGGTGGAGTTTTACCAACTGATATTGGGAAAGCTATGATGAGAGATTTTATGTCAATAGCAAAAAATAAAGAAGATAAATTAATTGCGTTGATGAGAGATTCTGGTGGTTGGGCTGGAGATGGATATATTGGATTAAATAAAATTCAAAATCGTATTAGACGAGAACTAGCTAAAGTTGACCAAACAGATACAGGAAAAATGTTTACTAATCAAAAACAAGTAGATAATGCGTTAAGGCAAAATTCTTTTGATACATTAAAAAATACATTTAGGCGTATTGGTGGTGCACTTGAAGCAGCTCCAAGACAAGCAGTATTTAAACGTTCTTTAGAAAAACAATTAGGAAAAAATGAAGTAAAAAGAATTTTAAATTTATCTGATGAACAATTTCAAATAGAAATGTTTACTAATTATAGAAATACAGGAACAGGATTTGTAAATAGTCCACAAGCTCAAAAGGCAGCAGCTAACAGTATAGAAGCTACATTAGATTTTAGTCGTGGTGGACAAGGAATTAAATATTTAAATAACTATTTTTTGTTTTTAAACGCAGCTATGGAAGGATTTAAAGTACCAGGTAGAGCATTAGGAATAGATTTAAATCCTGTAATTAGACCTGTTAAAAATCCAATTATTGACCCAAAAACAGGTGACGCTATAACTGGTACATTTGAATTTGGTAGTTTATCTGAACAATTAAAAAAATACATGACACTTGGTATTAATAATAGAGGTATAACAGGAAAAACTTTTGATGTAGTAGGGGGAGGACCTGTCGGTACAGCATTAAGAATGGGAGCATTAATAAGTTCATATTTTGTTATTCAAGAAACATGGAATAAATCTTTTAAATTTGAAGGAACTCCTTTGTATTACGATATACCTGAGTACATTAGGTATAACAGTATGATATTTATGTTGCCACCAGATAAAGATGAAGCTGGTGATTTAATTATTGACCCAATAACAGGAAGACCTAAACCTAATTATTTAGTTATTCCTCATAGATTACGAGAATGGAATTTACCTTTTCAAGCTGCAACTTTAACGTCAGAATCAATGGATGAAGTAGAAACAGCTCCAGATATGTCTAAATGGTGGGGACAAATTGCTCAATCAACTTCACCTATATCTGAAATACCTATGCCAGAAGTATTTACAGTAGGGGCAGAACAATTAACAGGTTATGATACTTGGAGAAAAACTCCTATTGTTCCTGAAGATGAGCAAGAAGGATTATTACAAGACCAATATGACAAACAAACATCTAAAACTATGCGTGAAGCAGCAGGAATATTAGATGCTATTCCTTCTCCAGAACCTATTGCAGATGTTATTGGTAGTCCTAGAAGATTAGAACATTTATATGAAAGTGTATTTGGTGGGGTTGGTACAACAATTACAAATATAAGTGACTATGTAATAGATGTATTTAAAGATTTACGTAACTCTGAAGATAGACCTATGAAAGAACAAGTTGAAGAATTTAGAGAAAAAATGAATCAAACAGAACGTACTGAATTTATTACTACTTTAGATGATAAAGAATATACAGAGTTTAAAAAAGAATTAAAAGAACCAGAAAAAGGTGTTCCGTTTTTTGATGCTTTAATTGCACCATTTATGCCTGAAAAAGGTGGGGCTATATTTAGAGGAGAACAAGAAAGGCTACAAGAAGAATTTGGTTATTCAGCTAAAGATACAAGAAATGCTATAGAGTTAGCTAGAGAAGTTAATTTTGAATTAAAATTAGAACAAGATGAAAACGATAAAAAATTAAGTAATTGGAAAAAAGGAGAAAGAGGAACAGCTGTTTTGTCTCCTTCTGAATGGCGTGAAGCTCGTTCTGCTAAGTATGATAAATATGAAGGTGCAACAATAGCTATACAAAAAGAATTTAAAAATTCTGTACAAGCAGGTGCTCCAGAAGAAAGAGAACAATATTATGACCAATTATATAATGG